ATAGTGTTCGCTAACTCATAAGCTCTACTTTGATCAAACCTAATTAACCTATCTCCATTAGCATTTTGTAAATACTGATTAAAATAGCTTAACCAAGCTCCATCATTCTGAACTTCTGCAAAACCTTGCGGTGAATTTTTCTTTCTACCAAATAATGACCACGCCATTTATTATAATATTTTGTGACAAATATATAAAATATTATTAACCAAATAACAAATTCTTATATTTTATCTTTAAGATGTTCGCTGCACTTGCTAAACTGTCAATAGCATCCTTTTTATGCGTATTACTGCTTTCCCTATCGTAACTCGTAACGTGATTGATAAATCTCGCATACTCTTGATCTTCCTTATACCTCTCGTCAAAAACAAAATGATTTCGTATAAACTCACTATTGCTCAATATCCTAGCCTCTTTAGGAATTGTTACCGTAAACGGCTTGACCTTTGTCGTATTACTTAAATCACGCTTTAATAACATAAACGCTGCCGCACCAATCCCATTTACTTCCAAAAACACCTCCTCAATAAAATGCTCCCTAGTCTTGTCAATCATCCTATCATTCACAATCTCAATCCCCTCCTTACTGTGAACAATACCTTTTACAAAACATAACAACTTCCCTTCAATAATGGCAACGTGCATAAATGGTATCGAGTAATAATCTCCACCAACATTCGCTGGATCGCCTACCGCAAACTTCCAAACTATACTCTCAAATGGAATATTAGCCAAATTCCAAAACTTTAAACTTTGCAAAGGCAATAACTTCCCTTTTAAGTCTTGCGGGTTCTGCTGGTACTGCGTTTCAAATACATTCTCGTCAATTTGCCGAATATTGTTCAATTCAGCCAAAGTCTGCTTAAATTCCCACAATGCGTGTTCAACACCAAACTTATCAACCGTAATGCAAGGAATATCTATAAACTCCCACTTATCCTCCTCCGTTTCCTTTAAATACCCAATCAAATCATTTGAGTGCAATCTTTGACCTATCACAATTATCGGAGTATCTCTACTGTTAGTCCTTGACCTTATCGTATTCTCAAACCTTTCATTAACCCTCTGCCTTTTCAAATCACTCAACGCATCATCAGGCTTTAACGCATCGTCAATAATAATCGCACCCGCAAATGAATTCTTCTTCTCATCTGGCATCGCACCCAAAATATCCCTATCAACCTCCCCAGCTCCAAACCCTGTAATCTGTCCACCAGTCGCAGTTGCGTAAACACCACCACCAGCAGTAGTCGCCCACTTACTTTTACTAGCACTACTCTTACTCAACTCAACATAAGGGAATATAGCACTATAATCCTCACTATCAATAAAATCCCTTACACTCTCACTATTGTCCTCCGCTAAACTACCACTATAACTCAAATGAATAAACTTACTACTTGGATTATGTGCCAGTCCCAAAGCAATAAAATTCTTAACAGCCAATTCAGTCTTGCCATATCTAGGTGCTATACTTATACAAACCCTTTTTAACTCTCCCCGCAATATTCTGTCCATAGCCTTGCAAATAATCTCGTGATGACTATTTACAACAAAACTTCTATTAAACCGCTTCTGGAAGAAATACTTAGTAAAAGCCAAACTATCTCCCATTAACCTAGCTTGCAGTATTTGTAAAGGACTTAGACCATTTAGCATAAAAAAATATTTGGTGTAAATTTATAAAAAAAATTTTTAAAAAGACCAATTTACTCAATAGAAATATCCCCTTACTATTCTTAGTAAAGTTAAAGTGCAAATATAAAAATAATATTTGTTATAACAATGGAAAAAGTAAAAAAAGATATGGCTCAAAATTGGTAAAAATTATTTCGGTGTTTATATCCCCGCCCGCCTCTCGACTTCAAAAGTTTGCACGTGCCTAACTACCCCGCTCTGGGTGGCTTTCGGTGCAGCGGTGGCCTTGCTTAAGGCGTGGCCGTCCTTGCTTAAGGTTGTTAACGTGGCCTTGCTTAAGGGTTGGCCGTTATTGCGTGGCCTTGCTTATTCCGTTTCCGCTTCGGGTGTTATATCAATAGTGTTATTGTCTAACTGTTTTAAGATGTCGTTCACTTGATCTATTGAAAGCGGTGCGGTGTGCTTTACTTCGGCGTCGATCTGTATGCGGTCACCGTATTTCTTCGGAGCTAATTTAGATAGTAACCATTTCTCGCTATCAATTATCAATCGATCACGTTGCACCGCGACTGGGTTGGGTCGGATGTTTCCGTCTTTGTCCGTGTAGAAGTCGTTTGTCCTACTGTGTGCCAGTCTTATGATGTTTTCAGCTTTCAAGTCGTTTCGATATTCAACGGCTCGCGCATATGCGTCAACTAGGCGGATGTCCTTTTCAATATAGTCTATAAACTGCATCCGTGTTATTCCTTGATCCTTGCAGGCTTGCGTTAAGGTTGCGCCGTTCTCTTGTATATCTCGGATGATGTCAAGCGCTCTATTTAATAGCTTTGCTCTTACTTCTGGTGTTCCTCTCCTTTCCGGTTGTGTTGTTAGTGTAGATCCAGCCGACGTTACTTGTATTTCCTTTTTTTTTCCCATAACTTTTAATATTAGTTTGCTGCAAATGTATAAATAAAATATATTTAATAGGTGAATTGTGTTAATGTTATGTTAAAGTGATATAGCAAGTATTGTTATTAATACATGTTTTTGTACATTTGAATATCAAATAAAAAAATCTTTTAATCTAAAACATTTAAACATTATGAACACAGTTAAGCAATTAGCAGCAAATCAATTTTATTTTATCAATGATGGTAAAATAGTATTCCAGTCTTACAATACAATTGTATGTACTATTGAGAACTTCCAGGACGGAAACGAGCCAATTATATCAATAACGGCAAATCAACCACAAAGCAAAACAACTGCAAAGTATTTAAACAAATTTTTGGCTTTGCATACTTCAATTACTAACTATAAAAATCTTTAATATTATGAAAAGTTCTTCAATTAAGACTATCGATGTGCAAGCAAAAGAATGGTTCGACAAAGTTAACGGAAACAGTTATTTCAGTATGGATATAACTATCAATTTTGGTAAAAATAACCAAAAGACTATTTATGTGCCGATGCAATACGGTTACGGTGATCATTATAGATTTATTGCATTTAAAACCATAAAAAAGGAGCTAAATTGTTTTAAAACAATTAAAGAAAATGATGGCTATTGGAATGCGTACGATAAATACAAAATTATATCACGTCACTCAAAAAAAATTAATTGTTTAAAACGAGAACTTTAATGCAACCTAAAAAAACACATGCAGCAACCAACACAAAGGTTAAGGCGACCTTATTAACTTTTTTAATCTTAATCATTTCAATCTTAATACAACTTTAAATTATGCAAATTACAATTATAACAACCGTTTTCGATAAAGGTATAAAAACTCAAAAAACCGAAAACGTACAAAAAAACGATCTCAGAATCGAGATATTAAGCAGCTATAAAACATTAAGTACTACTTATAATATTTTAGACTGTATTTTTGATTACGAGTGCAGCAATACAAAACACGGCTTTAGAATAATCAAAACAATAGTGCAGCACAAAACAACAAAACATACAACGATCCAAAACATATTTTACAATTAATCTTAATAACTAAAAAAATGAAAGCAATAAACTCTTATACAAAAAAAAATTATACCGTTTTAATGATCCAAAATAATACCGCCAGTTTTGGCGGTTTATATTCGGTTGAATTATCTTATAATGATAACATATTGAAAGAAAAGGACGGCTTATGTCTGGATGCAGCTGGAGAATATTTTTTTAAAACTGTAAACCAACTTAAAAACTTATAAAAAATGAATGCAATTGAATTTATAAACTTTGCAAATGATTTTACAAGTAAAAATGTAAAAATTTATAAACCAGAAAACAATCAAAAATATAGTCGTTACTTTCCTTATAACGGTGAATTAATGCCGAGTACAAAATACGGAATTGCTTTTGGTGGTGAAATTGTTTTTGATTTTATAACGGGTAAAAATGTAGATAATTTTTTCAAAACTTTTGTTACTCAATATATCAATAAATACCAATGTAAACAAATGATTTTTGAAAATGGTGAGCTTGTTTACCCTACAAAATTACAATGTATTGAAAAAATCAAAAATTCAGATAGAGTAAACAAAAATTATTTTTACACTACTTTATACGGTATCGGGTGCTTCTGTTATTTTATGCGAAAAACTACATTAAATAGCTATTCTAATATTTTAGCCAATTATTTAGAATTACAGAATATAGAATTTAAAAATGAATTTTCAGAAGCTGGATGGGTTTACCGTTTCTGTATTAATAAAAATATTGAATTACATAACGAACTGTTAACAAACTTTGAATTTTAATAAATTAACAAAATGCAAAAATTTACATTTATATACTACTTTAATCACTCAAAATTTGGTTTTAGTAATGAGATAACAATTTTAGAAAATAATAGCTTAAATGCGCTTAAAATAGCTCAAAATAAGATTATTGATACTTTTGGTATTAAAGATTTTAAAAAATTTACGTTTAAACTTAAAAATTAGAAAAAATGCAAACATTTAACGAATTATTGCAGCGCAAAAATGATATTGATAAACAAGTTGATTTTTTTAGCAGCCAATTACAAAAATTTCCAAAAAACGAACTTGGGTTAATTACTGAAAAAAATGAACTTTACAGAATTTCAAAAATAGGTTTTGATCACTGGTTTAAAAAATTACAGGAAATAAATTTGCTTATAATTAGAAACTACAAAAAAGAAAACCGAGAATATCAACTACAAATTAGAAACTCAAAAATTAAATAAATATGGAAAATTCTGAAATTAAAAAATATTTTGATTTGTACAATTATGAAACAATTTTAACAATTTTAAAAAATAAATATTATTTTGTTTCATTTTCTAAAAATTCAGTTCCAACTGCTGGGAGTATTACTTTAAAAACTAATAAAATAAATGTTTTAAGTGATGCAAAAATAGAAAATGTAATACTACATAAAAATAATTTAATAACTATTAAAACCAATTACGGTTTTATGAAATTCTCAAACTAACTAAATATGGACTTATTTGAAGATTACGAAAATTTACCATCTGAGGTACTTGCAATTTTAGAAAAATTTGATAGTGATATTTTAAGCTATACAAATTGCGAAAATTTAATAACTGAACTAGAAAAAATTGGCTATTCCTGTGAATACGATCTTTCTGGGGAATTGTTTAACCTTATAAAAATTTAGAATTTATGGAAACTTACTACATTACCAAAGGATCAAAAAAAGTAGATAGCTTTTATCTGAATGAATATCCTGTAAAATTTGTACACCAATTAAATAAAAATAAAAGCGAAAATAATTTTTATGTTGACAATTTAGGATTTTTTCAAAGGTTAACGCCTTTAAAAATGTTTCCAATTAGAAAAAATAGTAATATATTTTTTAACGAATTTATTGAAGCTAAAAATTATATTGAGTACGCAAAAGAAAGTATTAAAAATGATGAAAGATTTTGCGAAAGAATAAAAACCGAATTATTAAATTATATCAATACTTTACAAATTACTAAAAACTAAAAAAATGGAAATTCAATATTTGCAAAATGCGGCTTCAAATGTAGCTGGTTTAATAGTTAACGAGAAATTTTTTGAAGATAAACGTAAAAAAATAAAATGTTATTTTTTATCACTAGATGGATGCTGTATTTCTCCCGCTTTGGATTACGAAAATATGAATTATTTTATACTAGGATTTTTAAAATGTTATCAATTAAAAAAATAAAAAAAATGAAAGCAACAATAGAAAAAATTAACGGCAAATGGACTGTTAACGGAAAAGAATTATCGGAATTAAGTATTTTGGAAATTGGTTTATTAAATTCCTTTTTTAAGGCGTTTAAATAGTAAATCTATATCTACATACCTAAAATAGAAAATAGTCGCTTAAAATCAATAAAAACAGCAAAAAAATGGAAGTTTACACTCACGAAGAATTTAAGGAAATGAAAAAAGCCTTAAAAATTAATAACAAAGATATATCGGAGCTATTAAATTGTTCGGAACAAAATATTAGAAACCATAGCAACCCGAAAAAAAAATTAGGAAAAATTCCTATATCGATGTTATTTATTTACAGAAAATTAAAAAAGCCTCTTAATTGAGGCTTTTTTTTTAATTACATATTTTTTGTCCAACCCTATAAACTCCACTTAAATTAAAATTCTTTTGAACTCCGCTACAATCGTTTTCCATTACTCCAGCGGTAAAACTTTGCCCAGTTGGTAGATTAAATACATTTGCCTCCAAAATAGTTGAGCATCTGCAATTTACCTCCGCTGGAGCGGTTGTGTTTGTTTCATCTGCTGAGCAGCTAGTTAATGCGATTGCTAGTATTAAAAATAATCGTTTCATAATTCAAAGTTATACATTATTTTCTAATTCTTTTGTAATTATTCTTGAGCGCACCCAGTCGGTAACATTTGACTTGGGATCTAAATCAACTTTAAAATCGTAAACGGTATTATCTAAATCTGATTTTCTGCAAATTTGCCTTGCATCTTTAAATGTTAGGTTTTCTTGAAGTAGGTAAAGTTGAAATATTTTTTGGTCGGTGGTGATTACTGCTATTTTCATTTTTCTATTTCTTTTAATTGTTGTTCTCTAATATTTTTAATTTCCCTCTGGAGGTAGTCAACGGCTTTCTCTAAATCGTGTAACTCGTTTTGTTTTTTCCCCGCTCGGCAAATGTATTTTAGTACATTAAATCTGAAAAAATTAAGGTTGTAATTAAGTGCAACATCGATAAGATCGTACTCGTGTCCTGAATCGTAATGTAATGGCGTCATAGTTTCTTTTTTAAAAATTTCTAATAATTCGTGATATAAATAAGTTTCATCAAATTTTGACTTTGCATAAAGAATTTCATTTTTAAAATTTCTATTCCTGTAAGGGTAACTATCTAAAAAATTTTCAAAATTCATTTTTCTGCTTTTTTAATTAAATAATAAAACAACCAAATAAATTTTGGTCTTATAAATTCGTAGGCTGCTAAGATTAATAAAAATTTCATCTTACTTTTTGTTGTTACATAAACCCAAAAAATTAGGGTTTATCTTGTTGTGAAAGGTTATTTCTTTTTTAAATTCATTAAAATTGTTGCTCTCTGACTGGCGCAACTTAATTTATGATTATACTGATCTTGTCCACAATATTTACATTTGTTGTTATGCCAAAATAAATCACAGTTGTAAGCATCCGCTTCTCGGTTGGTATTTATCCAGCTTTGCCGAAATTCATCAACTGGTGCAGTAAACCTATAACAAATTTCTTTTGATGGGCAAAGATTGTCGTTGCATTTTGAAATATCCATAATTTAAAAATTAATATTATTTAAAAAATTTCTACATTTTTCGTGAACCCACTTGCTTTTAAATTCCATCCCATAACTATACTCAAAAGCAAATAAACTATTATCATCGGTATAAATAAACATATAAATAAAAGGTCTGCTTTCCATTTTGTTTATCCACTTACTTTCTTGTTCTAAATCAAAAACTCCATAATGTCGATAAGGTCTGCCTAATTTTGAAAGTTTTGGCGTAATTGATAAATTTAATTCAGATGGTTTCATCGTGTGTAAACTTCTCTAATTTCGTAATTTTCATAACCGCATAACTCTGCTCTAATCTTAGCGTGCTGCTCGGTTCTGTAATATTTTTCCGAATGCTGATCTTCTTCCCTCCAGATGTAAAATTGTTTTCTCATTTTACTAAGGATTATAGTTTTTCAACTTGTTAATAATAAATTCTTCAAACTCCTCAATTTGATTCTCTAGTAATTCAGATGCATCAATTCCGTTAAGTGTAATATTATAAATCTCAAATTCTTCAGCACAGCCTGGATATTCTAAAGTTTGGCGTTCTGCTGGTTGGTAATCTAATTCGTACTCAAATTCAAATCCCTTGTAATTAATTTTTCTCATAATGTTAAATTTTAAATGTTTGAACAAATATTAAATAAATTTTTTTATCAAACTAATTATTTAACATAAAATCGACTTCGTAATCAATCCAGACCTTACAATCAAAACCTAAATCTCTTAATTGCTTAATTCTTAATTTCTGCAATTCCGATAAAACGCCATTTGGCTGCTTGACTTCTATAAAAATTGTTTTGCCATCTTTTAAGGCTATTAAATCTGGAATACCATTACAGGAAGTCTTAATTAATTTTATTACTAAAAACCCCTTTTCTTCCAGCTTCTTTTTTATTTTGGTTTGTAACTTTTGCTCCAACATCGTGTTTAAATAAATTTAGTGTATAATCTTTTTTTTGCAAAACTGTTTTGTAAATTTTATATTCAATCCCGCCTTTGGAGAAAATCCAAAAAATTTCATTTTCTTTTCTCTGCATTGTAGTAAGTCGATCCCTACTTTGCCAATAACTGACACTACTAAAATCAATATTATAATAAACTAAGTATTTTGCTTCTTTTAGGGAAATTCCCTCTCTGCCACTTACAATCTGGAGTGCAATCCATTTGTCGGTTGTATTAAACTCATCTAAGTTATCGGTTAACTTATCCCCTAAAATCGATTTTAAAGCATTAAATTCCTCTTTAAATTTATAAAATATACCAATCTTTACTTCTTTGAAATTATCCCTTATAAACTCCGCTTTTGAATAATCAATTACTTTGCTAGTGCCATCTTCAAATTTGCAAGTACCACTTGAAAGCTGGTGGACTTTCTGCATTAATTTAACGCCAGTATCGGCTAAAATTAATTGTCCTTGTGGGTTTTTTACAACCAAATCCTTTTTAAGCCTTTCAATTATTTGATAAGTAATTGGTTTCATCTCAACTTCCAAAACCATCTCATTAACGGTTGAGGAAAATCCCGCTTGCTCTTGGGTAA